ATCCGCGTCGAGGGTGACCCAAGCAGCCATCGCTTCGTAGACACCCCTCTGCACTTCCATGTGTTGTTCCTCTGTCGCCCCCTCCTCCAGTGACAGTGCACGCGTGGAGATCTTTGGAACATCGACGAGTGCCATGACAACCCTCCCCCTCACCATAAGCGGCTTCCGCCCAAGGAATGTAGGGAGGTCAGGAAAGTGATGTATCGGGTCGCCGCCGGGCGCATCGACCTTTATCTCAAAACCGCAGACATTCCCGAGCTCTTTGATGCGCGATGCGAGTAGCCTCAACTGGTTCAGCGCCGCTGCATACATACCGTCGTCTCCGCATACACTTTTTCGTATCAAGATGCTGAGCTCCCTTTCAACCCACCTCAGAAATGCTAGGTGAATGAGCGTGTTTATGACGGTCGTGAGGTAACACCCTGAAGGGTTGCCCCCGAACCTGCAAAACAAGCTGCCATCAGGGAGCACACACGGGGCGAGCGTTATGGCGCGCAAAATGTACCTCGCGACTTCGGGCGGTGCCTTACTACGGGCCAACACTTCCTCGAGGACTCGATGCACAAGTTCGACGGCTTGGCTGGCGTCGAATCCGCTGAAATCCACACCCATGGTCGAGAGGAAGGCCACGTTGTCGTAGAGCTTCTGCGCAACTTTCGAAGGTGCCATACTTGTAAAACAGCTCTGGTGTCCACCCACTGCTTTGTTCACAAATCTCAAGTATTTGTGGCATAAGTAGTGGAGGAATACTGAGCCGCCTTGTATGTTCCTGAAATTCGCGTCGCCCACCTTGGCTGCATTGTATTTGTCAGCCTTTGAGTGCAGTGTCCATGTCTCGCATGTGGCGCCGTCCAGCCCTTGGTCTACAACCTTGGCTTCCGCTTCCAGCAGTGCACGCTTGATGTTCTCGCGACCGTATTTCTCGGTAAGGAGCTTGTACGTGTGCACGTCAGACTTGATTGGTTCCCCGTTGGAGGCTTCTTTGTTCTTCTCCGCATCAAACAACTCGAAGGTTTCCACATCTGGAGTCGCTTCTGGGTCGCTTGTGTTGGACAGAACGTCGTCCACCACGGCTCTAATGTCATCTGACAGGTCCACTGGGCAGGCCCCAACGCGGATCTTCCGAATCTGTGCCCGTA